CTGGTAGCCGGGCATGGAGCGCGCGGCGAGCGCCTCGGCCATGGCGTCGAGGATCTGCGCAGGGTCGTCGTGGCTGGGGCCGGTCTCAGGGCGGGCCGGGAGCGTCGGGCGGCTCGTCTGCGTCTGGGTGAAGGCGTCCCACAGGCGGCTGCGCAGCACCTCGGGGCTGACGCGCTCGCGGATGGCGGCATGGCGCAGCGCGTCGAGGGTGTCCGCGGCGAGCAGGCCGCGGGCGGCGGCGAGCACCGGCTCGTAGCTGGCGATGCGCTCGGCAGCGGCGCGCTCGGCCTCGGCGCGGATGGCCTCGAGATCGATCGCCGGCACGGCCGGTGCGGGCGCGGTGCGGGTCGGCTCGGGCGGCGTGGTCTGCGCGGGGCTGGTGGTCACGGTGGTCTCCTGAGGAGTGGCGGACGGCGACGCGGCAGGCGGCGCCGACGGGGCAGCAGCCGGCTCGGCCGGCGTCGTCTCGGGCATGGGTGGTTCCTCGTCAGGCAGGGCGGGTTCGATCGCTGGCGCAGGGAGGCCCTGCTCCCCCTGCGCGCGGACCGCGGCGTCGCGGTCCACCGGAACCGGCACGACAGAGATCTCGAAGGGCTCCCAATCCACCGCGCGGTGGACGGTCTCGCCGGTCGCGGTGTCCGGCCGCGGCTCGTAGCGGTGCACGCGGTAGCCGACGCTCACCGCCCGCAGCGTGCCATCGGCGATGCGCTGCCAGACCGGCTCCACATCGGCGGCGGTGCTGAATTGCAGCGTGGCATAGCCGCGGCCGCGCTCGAGACGGGCGGCCACGACGCGGCCGAGCACGTCGCGGGCGTCGCCGCGCCGATGCGTATTCAGCACCGGCGCGCGCCCCGAGCGCAGCGCGTCCATGCGCACCGCGTTGGGCGACATCTCCAGCTCCTCGGTGATCAGGCCGAGGGCCGGGACGAAGTTCCGCGCGCGAGCGCCGGTGGACCACACCACCTCGACGGTGCGCGCGGCACGATCGACGGTGGCAGGCGCGGTGATGGCGCGCTGCGCCACGAGCGGAACGTCCGCCGCGGTGGGCGCAGCTGCCGGCTCCGGTGCGGCATCGCTGCCGCCCGGCTCAGTGGTGTCGATCATGTGGATATCCCTGGGGAAAAGGCCGGGATGATCTGTGGATAGGGCGCGCTCAGCCCTGGCCCGACGCAGGTTCAGTCGGCACGCGCGGTGGCGCGGCCGCGCCGGTGGCGGCGATCTCCACTGCGGCCATCTGCGCGGCGTCCTGGGCGGCGCCGCTCTGCGCCACCCGGCGCGGGTCGGTGTCGAGCGCGAGGCCGGCCTCGTCGAGGAGGGCGTTGGCCTCGCGGATCAGCTCGACCGCTTGGCGGAAGTCGTAGCCGAAGGCGCCCACCGCCTCGGGCTGCGGCACGAAGCCGGCGCGGACCTGGGCGATGAGGGCGGTGGTGTCCTTCAGCGGGTCGATCATCTCGTGCGCGGGCGGGACATGGCTGACGCCGTCCGGCACCTCGGTGCCCCACAGCCCGAGCAGCGCGCCCTGGGCGTGGAACCGCTCGGCGATGGGGCGCACGAGCATCGGGATCAGCATGCCGTACTGCACCTGCTCGCAGAGGCGGCGGAACTCGATCTTGCCGGCGCGGAGGGACGAGTAGTTGGCCTGGGTGAGGTCGCCGGAGACCTGGTCGTAGGTCAGCCCCGCGCCGACCGCGGCGGCCTCGAGCGCACGGCGGGCGAAGGCGGCATGCGATCCTCCGCCGCTCGGGTTCACCACCTCCACCGAGCCCATGCCGCGGCGATAGAGGATCATCCCCGGCTCGAAGCTCTCGACCGCCCGGCCCTGGGCGTCGCGGAGCAGGCCGGCGGCGGCGCCGGTCAGCGCCTCGTCGCCTTCCTCGGTGACCACCGCCGCGAGGCAGGCCTCGATCTTGGCCTTCATCAGCAGCGCGGCCTCGTAGTCGCCGAGGTCGCGCAGGCGGAGCAGCACCGGCGCGAGCCAGGAGACGTCGCGGAGTTGGCCGGGACGGCGCTTGCGGTAGATGTGCAGCACGTCGCCGGCGGGGATGCGTTGGCTGCTCTGCCAGGTCACCCCCGGCAGGATCCAGGCGGCGCCGGGATGGACGCGGTGGAGCCAGTAGCCGATCGGCTCACCCGCCTCGCCGAGGGCGATACCGTGGATGGTCGGCGCGCCCTCGACCTTGCCGTTCCGCGCGGTGTCGAGGTGATCACTCTCCAGCACCTGCAGGCGCAGGCCGACGGGATTGGCCGGCGACGGCGGCGCCAGCAGGAAGCGGACGAAGCACTCGCCGCTCTCCACGACGGCGCGCATCACCAGCGCCTGCAACCCATAGAGGTCGAGCCGCCCTTCCCCGTCGCAGGCCGTGCTCTCCGCCCAGCGCTGCCAGGCGCGGCCGTGCGCGTCGTCGGGCCAGCGCGTGGTGATGCCGGCACCCACCGCGTTGCCGGTCCACAGGTCGACAATGCGGCTGGCGTAGGGGTCGTTGCGCACCGCGTCGCGCGCGCGGCGGGCGACCGTCGCCGCGGCCAGGCCGACCTCGGCATTGGCGCTGCCGCCGGAGGGCGCCCAGGCCGAGGCGCGGTGGTCCTGCGCCGCGGCGTAGCCACGCAGCACCTGCCAGGCTGCGCGCAGGCGGTGCATCATCCGGTGATCTCCGCTGGAAACCGCCCGCTCGCTGGTCTAGGTAAGACCAGATCGCGTATCGGTATTACAGGAGGTCCTGATGGCCACGACCGTCACCACCAAGGGGCAGGTCACCATCCCCAAGGAGGTCCGTGACCTGCTCGGCATCAAGCCGGGCAGCGCGGTCGCCTTCGAGGTGGCCGAGGACGGGCGTGTGGTCCTCAGCAAGGTCGGCCGCCGCGGCCCGACCACCCGCCGCCCTCCGAGCCGCTTCGCCAAGCTGCGCGGCCGCGCCAGCGCCGGGATGACCACAGAGGAAATCATGGCGCTGACGCGCGGCGAGGAGTGAGGTGACCCTCGTCGACACCAATGTCCTGCTTGACCTGGTCACCGACAATGCGGACTGGGCGGAATGGTCGCAGCGCCAGCTTGAGGCCGCGGCGGTGCGCGGGCCGGTGCTGATCAATGACGTGGTGTATGCCGAACTCTCGGTGGGTTTCCTGCGCATGGAGGAGGTCAACGAGGTCCTCGCCATCGCTCAGGTAGAGACCGCCCCCATCTCGCGCGAGGCGCTGTTCCTCGCCGGCAAGGTGTTCCAGCGTTACCGCGCCGGCGGCGGCACCCGCACGGGCGTGCTCCCGGATTTCTTCATCGGGGCGCATGCCGCGGTGGCGCAGCTGCCGCTGCTAACCCGCGATGTCCGCCGGTATCGTACCTACTTCCCTACGGTGCGGCTGATCGCGCCGATGGATTGAGCGACTCTGTCCGCGCTCACGCATTGCCGCCGCGGCTGAAGCTCGCCAGCGTCACTGAAGGCCGGCGCGTTGCGCTGTTCTCGGCGCCATGGAGCGCGGCCAGTGCGCGGCCGAGCTCATCGAGGCTGCGGTATTCCACGGTGCGGCCGTCGAAGGTCACGCGCGTGGTGCCGCCGGTATAGGCCGCGGCCAGCACCGCAGCCCGGCTGCCGGCCGGCTGCGCCAGCGCCCAGGCGAGAACAGCGGGGTCCATCAGGCCGCCCGCAGCGTCGGCAGCGGCGTCGCTGCGTTCACCAGATACGACAGCCCGTTCGGCGGGTTCGGCATGATCGGCACGCCGGCCTGGTGGGTCAGCGCCGCAAAGAACCCGTTCTCGCTGCCGGTGGTGCCGCCACCGGCGCCGCCATCGGCCACGGCCGAGCCGAGCAGCAGCGTGTTGCCGCCGCTGAAGGCCTGCGTGCTGGTACCGCGCACCGAGGGCGCGCCGGAAAAGCATAGCAGCAGCCACCAGACCCCAGCCGGGATCCAGCGCGGCTGCGCGAAGGGACAGATCGCACTACCGGCCGCGGTCGTGTCGGCGTCCGCCAACGGCTCCTCGATCACCGCCCCCGGCCGGCCGGCGCCATTGTCCGCGGCGAGCGCCATACGCAGGAGTCCGGCCGCGCCCGTCGTCACACTGACAGCCATGGCCGAGAACAGCCCGGGACGCGCCAGCACGTAGGGGACGCAGTACAGCCGGTTCGCCGTCATCGCGACCGCGCCGCCGACGGCGCGCGCATGCTGCGAGGCGTAGAAGCGCCCCGAGACGTAAGGCAGCATCGCCGGCGCCGGCGGCAGGTAGTGCTGGAAGAGCGCGGTCATGCGAGGGGCCGGATGCCGAGGGTGAGAAGGCGCTCCGCCACCTGGTTCACCGGCGCAGCGGCGAGGCCGGAGCGCATCCGCAGCCAGCGCCAGCCGAGCAGCAGGGTGGGCGGCAGGGTGAGTGCCCGGCCGGCGGTGGCGGCCAGCACCACCTCGTTGCCGAGGTGATCGTAGAGATCCGCCCAGGCCGCGGGCTCACCCTCGTCGAGCGAGCCTTGCAGGGTGAGCGGGGCGTCGGTCCAGGCGGCGGGCAGCAGCAGCAGGCAGACGCCGTAGCCGACGCTGGCGACAGGGCCGCTCAGCGCCTGGCCGGCGGCGATACTGGTGCGCACGGGCACGATCGCGGTCATCAGGGTCTCCAGGATCAGCGCAACCAGCCGCTGCGCGGCGCAAGCCATCCGCGCGGGCGATGGGTGTCGGGCGCTGCCGGTGGCGACGCCGGAGCGACATTCCCGCCGGAGGGAAGTTCGGCCGCCGGCAGCGACAGCGCATCGACCATCCGGGCCCAGCGTCCGTCGCCCCAGCCATCCATGCCGAGCGCCGCCGCGGCTGCACGGGCATAGACCCGGCAGTCGAGCGCCTCGTTCCTCTCGCGGGTCTTGACCCACTCCAGCCGCCGGAAGCCGTTGCGGCCGGCGCGGGCCACGAGCTGCTCCGCGGTCAGCTGCCGGCAGAATTCCTCGCCCGCCGCATGCACCGGCAGGTGCACGTAGCCCGGCGGGAAGGGATCGCCGCTCTCCTCCGTCGGCCGGTCGAGCTTCAGCCAGCCGTAGGTCTCGGCCTTCAGGAAGGACGAGCCTACCGGCCAGACCTTAAGCCCGCCTAGCTTCCGGCCATTGCGCCGCACCTCCGTCGCTGCCGGCTGGCCGACTGCTGCCCGGAGCCCGTCCTGGCCCTTCACGGCGATGGCGCGGCCGGCTCCGGCGCGCCGCACGAAGGCGTAGACCTCCGCCGTGGTCATGCCGTCGCCACTGTCGATGGCCGCCATGGCGATCGGCAGACGGTGCCCGCTGGCGTGCCGCCAGGTCTCGCCGAGCAGCCGCCGCAACTCCTCCCACACCGCCGCCTCGAACGGGTTCCCCGCCAGCACGCGGTGCTCGACCAGCCAGGACTGGCGGTCCTGCCCCCAGGCCCAGAGGCTCGCCTCGAGGCGGTCGCGCTGCACGTCCACGCCGGCCGTCAGCAGCAGCCCGCCCATGGGCACGGTGCCCGCCGGCCAGTGCTCGCGGCGGTCATAGAGCCGCTGCCAGTCCGGCGCCTCGCCCGCCTCCTGCCAGGTCTCGCCCAGCACGGTGTTCCGAAAGGTCTTGATTGCCCGGTCGTCGCCCTGGGCGGCGAGCCAGAGACGGGCGATTTCCGACCAGGGCATCCAGCCCGGCGGCGAGTAGAGAGCCGAGATGTGGAAGCCGACCGCGTGCGGGTCCGTCGGTGTAGCCGTGGCCCGCCACTCGCCCGCGGCCAGCATCGCCGCCTTGTGCTGCTCCCCGATCGCCCCGTCGCAGTCCTCGCAGAGATAGCGTGCCGTCTCCGGCGCGCCCTCGTCCCAGACCAGCCGCTCGAAGCGCAGGTGCTGGCGGTGGCCGCAATGCGGACATGGCACGAAGTAGCGCCGCTGGTCGGTCGCCAGGTATTCGCGCTCGATCCGCGACAAGCCGGCGATGGTCGGCGTGCTGACCAGCAGCATCTTGCGCCGCCAGCCGAAGGTCCGCGCCCGCGCCTCGGCCAGCGCGATCGGGTCGCCCTCGCCCTCGACGTCGCCGGGGTAGGCGTCAATCTCGTCGAGGAACAGGAACCGCGCCGACATCGAGCGCAGGCCCACGGCACTGTTCGCGCCGGTCATCACCAGCTGGCCGCCCGGGAACTCCTTGCTGAGCTGGCGATTGCCGCTGTCGCGGGAGCGGGCCGGCGCGACCCGTTCCCGGATCGCCGGCGTTTCCTCCACCAGCGGGTCGATGCGCTGGTCGGAGAAGCGCTTGGCCAGTTCGGTGGTCGGCTGCACCGCGAGCATCGGCCCCGGTGCGTGGTGGATCACGTAGCCGATCCAGTTGTTGCCGCACTCGGTGCCGCCGACCTGCGCGCCCTTCATGAACACGACACGCCGAGCGGGATGCGCCGGCGACAGCGCGTCCATGATCTCGCGCAGGTAGGGCGTGCGCGCGGTGCGCCACGGCCCCGGTTCGGCAGAGCCGCGGCTGCCGAGCAGGCGATGCCGGTCGGCCCATTCCGACACGAGCAGCGCCGGCTCCGGCGCCATGCCGTCGCGCCAGGCCTGCAGTATTTCGGCGTCGCCCTCGAAGCGGCCGAGTTCGTCCAGCAGATGCTCCCCGACCATCAGCCGACGCTCACGCGGACGTCGTGCCGCTCAGCGAGGTGCTGGCGCAGCCGCGCGTCCATCATCGTCTGCAGCCGGTGCGCATCGACCCCGAGCTCGGCTGCCATCTCTGCGGCGACGCGGGCCGGCCAGGCGAGGATGGCGTCCCGCTCCTCCTTGGCGAGGCGGTGCACCAGCAGTAGGGCACGCGCCTTGTCCACCAGCTTGCCCTTGCGCTCGTCGAGCCGCAGCCGGCGCTCCTGCGCCTTGAGCACCTCGTTCGCCGTGCGCGCATCGTGGAAGGTATTCTGGGCGGCGCGCGGCAGCGGATCGGCCGCCGGCGCCATCGCGGCGACAGGCGGTGGCGTCGCTAGCCGCGATGCTGCCGGTGCGGTTGGCGCCAGCGTCGCCGTCTTGCGGACGGGGTCGCTGCTGTCAGCGAGCCGTGCCCGAACCTTCTCGACATCCCAAGCGCCATCGGCCTCGGGCGCGATGCGGCCGGCGCGCTGCGCCTTCTGCAGCGCCGTGTGGGAAATGCCGAGGCGGCGCGCCACCTCGCGCTGCGAGGCCACGCGGCCCGGCTGCGCAGCGGCGATCATGATGTGATCGAGATCCCTCGAAGATAGCAATCGCCATCGCGGCGACGGCGCTTGGCTCGCGCGCGGCACAGCGCGAATGGTCCGTCACGCGATGCAGATGACGGAGCCGACCATGACCAAGCGCGAAGCCAACCAGCAGCGGAGCCTCGAGGCCTTCCTCGCGAAGAAGGCGGAGTTCGACGCCCTGCTCGCCGAACTGCAGCAGGCCAGCGATGACCACTTCGGCGCGGATCCCGAGGCGGTGCTCTGGTGCGAGACCGCCTGGCTCACCGACGCCACCGCGAAGCTGAAGGAGGTCGCCGACCAACATTTCCGGCGCGGCGAATACCGCGCCTGACGCGCCGCGCTCCCGCACCGCCCCGACCGGGTTCCGCCCGGCGGGGCTCCCGGCAGTAGGGGGCCGAGGGTCGGCTCCCGGAACCGGAGACCACGACGATGACGCTTTCCGATACCCAGCGCGTGATCCTGAGCGCCGCGGCGCAGCACGAGATGGGCCTCGCCCGCGCGCCGAAGACCCTGCCGGCCGCCGCCCGCAACGCGGTGTTCCGCAGCCTGATCAAGAACAACCTGCTCACCGAGATCAACGCCCCGCGGGAGCATGTCGGGCTCGGCTGGCGACAGGATGAGGACGGGACCTGGATCGTGGCGCGCATCACCGACGCGGGGCTGCGCGCCATCGGCATCGACCCGAACGCGGGCGACGCGCGCGAGGAGGACGAGCAGAGCCCCGAGGCCATCGCCCGCCGCAACGCCGAGCGCCGCGCTGCCGCGGAGGCTGCCGCGCCGGTGGCCGACACGGCGCCCACGGGCGGGGAGGACGCCGCGGAGGGGGATTCCCCCGCAGAGGAACCCGAGGCGACCCAGGCCGCGCCCACGCCCGCCCCGCGGGCCAACCTGCGCGACGCCGCCGCGGCGGTGTTGGCCGCCTGGGACGACGAGGCGAACCGTGAGACGGACATCATCACCGCCCTCGACAGCCCGATGGCGGCCCTCCGTGCCGCGCTCGCCGGCAAGCCGCCCCGTGCCAACCGCGAGGCCGGCGCGCCGCGCAAGCCGCGCGAGGGGACGAAGCAGGAGACGGTCCTGGCGATGCTCCGCCGCGAGGAGGGCGCGACCATCGCGCAGATCTGCGAGGCGACCGGCTGGCAGCAGCACACGGTCCGCGGGTTCTTCGCGGGCCTGAAGAAGCGCCAGGGGATCGAGGTGCAGGTGCTGGAGCGGGTGCGCCAGGTCGGCCCGAACAAGGAAGGCGCGAAGGGCTCCTTCACGATCTACCACCTGCCGGCCTGATCGCGCCGAAGGAATCACGCCGCCGCCTGCGTGCTGCGGGCGGCGGCGATGTCGTCGAAGACCCGCTCCTCCCCCGCCAGCACGGCGGCACGGCCCGTGAAGGCCTGCCAGCGGCGCACCGCCACATCGACATAGCGCGGGTCGATCTCCATCGCGAAGCAGACGCGTCCGGTGGTCTCCGCCGCGATGATGGTGCTGCCGCTGCCAGAGAATGGCTCGTAGACCCCGTCCCCGGGCGCGCTGTTGTTGACGATCGGCCGGCGCATGCACTCGACCGGCTTCTGGGTGCCGTGCACGGTCGCCGCGTCCTCGTCGCCGCCCGTGCTGATCGGCCAGAGCGTCGCCTGGTCGCGCGCGCCCTGCCAGTGGCCGGTCGCGCCCTTGCGCACCGCATAGAGGCAGGGCTCGTGCTGCCAATGGTAGTCGCCGCGCCCCAGCACGAAGCGCGACTTCGCCCAGACGATCTGGCTGCGCACCACGAAGCCGGCCGCCTCGAGGCTCTCGATCACGGTGCGCGCGTGCACGCCCGCGTGCCAGACATAGGCGACGTCGCCGGGGAACAGCGCCCAGGCCTCGCGCCAGTCGGCGCGGTCGTCATTCGTCACCTTGCCGGTGCGCATCGTGGCCGAGACACCAGCCTCGTTCCGCCACTCCGGATCGTAGTTCACCCCGTAAGGCGGGTCCGTGATCATCAGGTGCGGCTTCGCGCCGTCGAGCAGCCGGGCCACATCGCTGGCGCTGGTGGCGTCGCCGCATAGCAGGCGATGCGGCCCGAGCAGCCAGAGATCTCCGGGCCGGGTGACGGGCGCCTCCGGCGGCTCCGGCGCCGGCGCGTCAGGAGCCCCGCCCGGCGCGGGTGCGTCCTGCGTGGCATCACCCAGCAGCCGATCCAGCGTCGCACCGTCGAAGCCGATCAGCCCGAGGTCGAACTCGTCGGTGCGCAGGGCGCGCAGCTCGGCAGCGAGCAGTCCCTCGTCCCAGGTGGAGTTCAGCGCCAGCTGGTTGTCCGCCAGCCGGAACGCCCGCGCCTGCGCCTCCGTCAGATGGCCGAGCCGGATGGCGGGGACTTCCTCGAGGCCGAGCGCCTTCGCCGCCAGCACGCGGCCATGGCCCGCGATGAGCACGCCGGCGTCATCCACCAGCACCGGCACGTTGAAGCCGAACTCCCCGATCGAGGCGGCGAGCTGCGCCACCTGCTCGGTGGGGTGCAGGCGGGCGTTGGCGGCATAGGGCGCCAGCGAGGCCACCGGCATCATCTCCACGCGGAGGTCAGGCAGCATCGGCTGTCGCCTCCCCGCGGGTCGCGGCCACGGCGTCGTAATCTGGGCCGATGCCGTGCCCGCCATCGTCCAGGATCACCGGCACGTCGGGATGCAGCATGCGCCAGCGCGCGATCGCCAGGTCGACATAGGCAGGAGCAAGCTCGATGGCGCGGACGCGCCGGCCCGTCCGCTGGCCCGCCAGGATCGTCGTGCCGGAGCCGCCGAACGGCTCGAACACGACGTCGCCCTCGTCCGTGTAGGTGCGCATCAGGAACTCTGGCAGCGCGACGGGGAACACCGCCGGGTGCTCGGTCTCGATCCCCCGCCCCTTATGCCGCGTGATGCGCAGCACGCTGTCGGGGATGCGCATCTCCTGCACCGGCAGGCCGATGTGGGTGTAGGCCTTCACCTCCCCGTCGGCGGCGCGCAAGCCGCTGCCCTTGTTCGGCGTGCCGGCCCATTTGCAGGGCACGATCTTGTTGGGGGGCCGCGCCTCGCGATTGAAGTGGAACACCAACTCGAAGGCCGGTGCGAGGCGGCCGTTCCAGTCCCCAGGCAGGCCGGGGCCCTGGTCCCAGGCGTAGAGCCCGAAGCGACGCCAGCCCTGCGCGCGCATCCAGTCGAGCCAGCCCTGCCAGTAGGGCTGCCACTCGCCCTCGCGGTGGATCAGCCCGAGATTCACCAGCACCTGCGCGTCGCGGCGCAGCGCGCCGTCGAGATGCTGGAACACGCCCTGCATCAGCGCGTCCCAATCCGAGACGCCGCCGGTGGTGTAGTCCCGCTGGTTCCCGTAGGGCGGGCTGGTGAAGAGCAACGACGCGCGATCGGTGGCCATCACGCGCGCGACGGTGCTGCGGTTCGTGCTGTCGCCGCAGGCCAGGCGATGCTCGCCCAGCAGCCAGATGTCGCCGACCCGCGCGACGGCCTGGCGTGGCGGCTCCGGTTCGGCATCCGCGGGATCCGCAACCGGCTCGGCGCCATCCGCGTCCGGCTGATTGCCAGGGGCCGGCTCGGCAACGCTGGCAACCGCCGGCGCTGGGAGGTTGCCAGCCTCGGTTTCCAGTCCGGCCAGGAGCCGCTCGATCTCGGCGCCGTCGAAGCCGGTCAGCGCCAGGTCGACGCCGCCCATCTCCTGCAGCTTCGTGACCTCGGCCGCGAGCAGCGCTTCGTCCCAGCCGGCGTTCAGCGCGATGCGATTGTCGGCGAGGCGATACGCTGCCTTCTGGGCCTCGGTCAGGCCGCCGCGGACGATCGTCGGCACAGTGTCGAGGCCGAGGGACTTCGCGGCCAGCAGCCGACCATGGCCGGCGATGATCTCGCCGCGCTCGTCGACCAGCACCGGCGCGACGAAGCCGAACTCCAGGATGCTGGCCGCGATCTGCGCCACCTGCTCGGGCGAATGCGTGCGCGCGTTGCCAGCATAGGGCAGCAGCGCGGCGACCGCGCGCGCCTCGACGGCGCTCGCAGACCATGGGGCCTGGGGCATCGGGACCTGCGTGATGGTGGAACGGAGGGCGCCGCGGCTGGCAACCTGGCGACGCTGGCAACCTGGAAAACGGGGCTGACGCTAGGAACCTTGCGCGCTTCCGCCCCCCGCATACAGCAGGCGCAGGAAGGACCCTGCGGCTCGCGAGCCACTGTCTCGATCGAGCGACGCTGTGACTGGTGAGCCGCGGCCCGGTCGCGCCTTCAGCGACTATCGAGACCTTACCGGATGCAGATTCCGCGACGCTATGGGGTGAATTGTAACAGCGGAGTCGCACTTCCGTTGTGGATGCCAGGCTACAGCTCGCCCTTACTGAGCACAGCCACCGGCGCCTTTAACTAAGCGCACCGCCCTTTCCCCGGTCAGCGACAGCACGCTGCGCCATCTCAGCAACTGACGGCGGCAGAGCGCCCTGCTTGGTCTTCGAGCCGAGGTAAGCCGGAAGCTTCTCGGGCAAGTAGACTTCGCGCACCCACTTTCGGAACTCGCCTAGCGCTGCGTCGGGGTAGCAGTAGGCAGGCTGAGGATTCGAAGCCGATTGTGGGAAATAATCGGGGTAGTTGTGGTTATACCGTCGCCGCGCCCCCAGCCGCTCCTCACAGCCGTTATCTCTCCAGTACGTTCCCCAATGCTGTCCAACACTGATATCCGGAATGAACTCCTTACCAATGCGCGCCCCGCTTCGAATGAGAGTCACGATGATGTCGGCAATCTCCTTGAACACGCTGAAGTATCCAGCCGGGACGCTGTCGAACATGAGTGAAACGCGGTCGTGGAATTGCTGCCAGACGGCGGGAATCTCGACTGTGGGACTATACCCAACTTGGGTGTAGATAAAATCCCTAAAGCTCCTTCGGGCAAGAAGGCGGTAGTTCTTGAGCGCATGATCGCGCGCTTCCGGCGCGGCACCTTCAAACGCATAATATTCAAGAACCGCCATGCACACCGTATCTGGATAGGCGTAGGTAGTTGTTCCGCCAATTTCGATCTTTATGTAGGGTTGGTCGAGAACGATGCCCTGCTGTCGCAGATTTTCCTTGATCTTCGCCTCGCGCGGTCGGAGTTCGGGCAGGTTCCAGCCCGACTGGATCCGGGTGATGGCCGAGTTGTCGATGCCGCACATCCGAGCCAACCCGCGCCCCGTCAGATAGGGAGTGCCGTCGGTCAAGACGCCCATGGCGACCCCGTCGACCTCGATCTCCTTCAGAACGCCGAGGCTCAGCTGCTGAGGGGTGCTGCTCGGAAGGGCCATGTCAGTCAGCTTTCCCATTTCAGACAAGCACTTGAGGCGCTGCTCTCGCAGCGCCTCCGGAGCGAGGCGGGCTGCCCGATTCGCTAATCGCAATTCTACAGCATTCAACCCCTGCCTGTATTCATTGCATGAGGGGTCTGATTTCGCCTGAACTCGTTCATGCCGCTCGTCGGCCTGGCGTCAGGCCATAGTGAGCAGCGAGTACGCCCAGCGCCGCGACCAGCATGCCCTGCGCCTGGGGAGCCCCGACCCGTCGGCCGCCCCACCCTTGGCGCTGAGCCCATTCCCGGACGGAGCATTCGAGGCCCACTACATGCCACACTGCCGAGCCAGCCGCGCTGTCGAAGCCGCCAAGCGCCTCCATCGCCTCGGCGACATGGCGGCGTGCCGCGGCCTGCCGCTCCGTCATGCTGTCGCCCGCCCCGCCGGGCAAGCGGTCCCACGCCATGGCCTGCAGATCGTCCAAGGCGGCGGCCCGGAACTTCGTCCGGAACACAACGGCCGCGTCATGCATCTCGGCTGTGATCGTGCCGTTGATCAGCATCAGGCCAACCGTGTCAACCGCCCGCCGGTGCTGCACTGGGCTGCCGGTCTCCGGATCGGTGTCGCGGATCGGCTCGGAGAATGCGCCGTGCTGCAGCCGCCATTTCGAGGGCTTCGACAGATCCTCGGCCCCCGTTGCGCTCCGCCTCTGCTTCCGCTTACCGGCCATGCTTGTCCCCTCCATGACGGCGCCCCCAGCGCCGGCTGGCTTCGTTGATGACGGCCTGGCGGAGCCAGGGATCGGCGATGTCCTCCACAGCCAGGGCGGCGACGCCGTGCCGGTGCCAGGCAGCGGCGCGCATGGCGTCGAGGTCCATCGCGGTTGACGGGCTGCGTGCCAGGTCCAGACACGACCGGGGCGGCTGCGGCGCACCGGGCAGACTCATGCCCGACCACCGTGCGGGTCGGTCGCCCACAGGAGGAGGGCGATGGCGTCCGCCTCGTTGTCGTCCGCCGGCGCGAAGCCGCGGGCGCGCACTGCCGCGATCATCGCCGCCTTGTCGGCATTCCCGCGGCCGGTTGCGAAGCGCTTGATGGTGCCGACCGGAGCGCCCTCGTAGGCAATGCCCCGCTCCTCGCACCAGGCGGACAGGTGGGCGAGGAAGCCGCCGTAGAGATGCGCGGCATCGGTGCCGGCGTGGGAGCGCACCTCCTCGAAGGCGATGCGCGTGAGGCCGCCGGCAAGCGCTGCCAGCTCGCCGAGCCAGCTGCGGAAGCGCAGGTAGCGCATGCCGCCACCCTCGAAGCGGCTCGGGCGGAAGGTGACGGTGCCGGAGGTGATGCCACCGTCTTGGCTGCGGAGCGCCCATCCAGTCGTGGTGCCGAGGTCGAGGGCGAGGACGGCGGGGCGGCCGAGGGCCACGGGCAGCGGAGCCGCGATGGGCGGGCCGCTTGCGCCGGCGGCAGGCATGGGGAGAGTCACGGGAGCCATGGGATCTCCGACAGGGGATGGCTGTGGTGAGGGCGGCGACGGCGCGGTTCTTGGCGGAGCTCGCCGTCGCTGCCCGGCTTCGAGGGGCTGATCGACGCTCTGGGCGGCCCGCGGGCGATCGGGCTGCGGTGCTCGGGACGATGCGCGGTCCTACCTCGTCCGACCTTGCGCGGAGAGGTAGGACAGGAATTTTGCAGCAGAATCAGTAGTTTGTCCCGATCTGTCCTACCTGTCCTACCTGCCGACCTCGTCCCTAAACCCGTATAGGAAAATGTATGTCTGACCGACCTACATGCTTCGCGTATGGCTCTAAGGGAAAAGGTAGGACAGGTAGGACAAGGCTGGACGATCGAGCGGAAAGCCGCGGAAAAGCTGGATCTCCGGCTGTCCAACCTCGATGGCCGAGGTAGGACAAGGTAGGACGAGGTAGGACAAGAGCGCCGCCGCATCATGGCACCGGCGTTCCCGGCGCGACGTGGCGCCACTCCCGCGGCGGGTTCTTCGCGCGGTATTTCACCCATTTCCTGGCGCGGAAGAACGCGCCGACGCGCATCTGGTCGGCGCGCGTCCACTTCGCGGCCTCGATACCGAGCGCCTGCTCCAGCACCTCGCCGATGGAGACGTCGGTCAGCGGCTTCGGCCGTGGCACAAAGCGCTCCTGCCAGTCCTCGAAGTGCCCGACGCCGACATTCACCGGCCTGCGCTCGGAGACGAGCCAGCGCTCGATCCGCGCGTCCCAGGCATCGCCCTGGTAGCGCGCCTCCTGCGCCGCGCTGGCCTCGGCCACCAGCGCCCGGTCCTCGATCCACCAGGGCGCCCCGGCGCGATAGCGCGTGACGGCCTCGGCCCAGAGCTGGTCACGATCGCGCCGCAGCCCGTCCAGGTCGATGTCGCCGCAGCGCAGCGGCCAGAAGCGCCGGTTGCCGGTCTCGTCGCGCAGGTAGGTGTCCGGGTTTACCGTGCCGGCGAAGACGCATTGCCGCGGGACGGTGACGACGTAACGCTCGTAGGGCGGCCGGTAGCGGTCCGTGGTGCGGCTCAGGAAGGCCTTGATGCGCGAGACGTCAGCGTGGCCGATGGCGTCGAGCTCGGCCATCTCGATGATCCAGATGCCGCGCATCTGCTGCGCCGCGTCCTTCGAGCCGAGCTCGGCGAGCTCGTCGGTGAACCAGGGCTCGGAGGCCAGTACCTTCAGGGCGGTCGACTTCCGGATGCCCTGCGGCCCTTCCAGGATCAGCATGTGGTCGGCCTTGCAGCCGGGCTGCATGATCCGCGCGACAGCGGAGACCATCCAGAGTGCGGCTATGCTCCGGTGGAGCGGCGTGTCCTCGGCACCGAGATAGGCGACGGCCCAGGTGTCGAGGCGCGCCGTGCCGTCCCAGGCCAGCGCCTCTAGGTAGTCGCGCACCGGGTGAACGCGGATGTTGCGCGATACGGCGACGACACTGCGGCCGACCACCACGGGCGGGATGTTGATCTCGTGCCGCTGCAGCCACTCGGCGCAGCGCACATCGTCGGCCTCACCCCAGGGCCGGGGGTGCACCGTGCCTGCCGGATCCCAGGGCAGCGCCCGGGCGACGATGATCTCCTGGCTGAATTCGTCGAACATGAGCGCGCCCGTGAATGCGGCGTCGAGCGACAGCGCCGTGATGACGTTGGCCTCGTTCCGCTCCGGCGCACCGCCGGCGTCGATCCGCAGCAGCGAGGCCCAGGGCGGCCGGGCAGGCGCGCGGCGGACATCGCCGGTGGCGTTCACCCGCCTGCGCAGCTCGACCAGCTGCTTCTCCAGGATCGAGACGGCGATGCCGCTGGCGGTCTTCACCGCGGCGAGGACCTGCCGCTCCGGGAGCGGGTCAAGCCGCGCCAGGGCCAGCCGGCCTAGCAGGTCGGCGAGCGGCTCGGAGTCAGGCGGCCGGGTCAGACCGGAGGCGGCGGTGAGCAGCTCTTCCGCCGTCGCGGGCGCTGCCGCGGTGGCGTGCGCTTTCGGCTCCGCGCCAGCCGCCTGCTCGTAGTCGGCGGCAGCTACCCCGCGCCGCAGGTCGTCGTTGAAGTCGTCGCCATGCAGCGGAGCGACGATGCGCGAGGGGATGTCCGCGACGTTCAGCCGGTCCGCCAGCGTCGCCGCGGCCTGCATGCCGGCGTGTCCGGCATCGGCGAAAATGGTGACGTGGGTGGTGCCATCCGGCCACTGCCAGCGCCGCAGCCCGTCGGCCGAGAGCGCCGCCATAGCGGGGACGTCGAACAGGGCCATGGCGGCGAGCGCGGTCTCGATCCCCTCCGCCACGCCGATCCGCCCGTCCTCGCGTGCGGGCGCTAGCCGCACCGCGCCGCCGGCGACAGGCCCGAGCATCTTCTTCCCGGGCGGCGCCTTTCCCGAGCCGTCATCCAGCAGATAAGTCCGGTGGATGCCGCCCGTGGGCTCGCCCGAGCCGTCGCGGACGATGGCGACCATCCCGGGCCAGCCGCGCCGGCTCTCGAAGTTGGCGAGGTCGGGGTGGAAGAGGAGGTCGGGGCTGTCGGGTGGCGTGAGGCAGCGGCCGCGGAGGTAGGCCTCGGCGGGCGAGCCCGCGAGCGGGACGCAGCCGGCCAGGATGCGCGCGACCTCGTGGCTGTGGTCCGGCCGCGGCTCCGCAGCGCGTGCGGGCGGCGCCGGGCTGTCCATGCGCGCCAGCCTCGCCGCCTCGTCGAACAGCCGCGGCTCCGGCGCACCGGTCGCGTGGTAGACCATATCGATCGGTCCCGCGCTCTCGCCGGTGGCATGGTCGAATCCCCACCCCGCGAAGCGCCCCTCCAGGTGGATCACGCAGGAGCCCTCGCCGCGGGGCGCGCGGCCCGAGAGATCCGCGCAGCGCAGCGTCCGGCCGTCAGCAGCGCGCCGCGCCTGCGGGAACAGCGGCGGCAGCCACTCCTTCGCGGTGTCCGCGAGCCGCCGCCGCACCTCCGCCAGATCGTGCCGGACCGGCGCCAGGCCGGCATCGTTCAGGTCGATCGGGGCCGCGGTCATCCCAGGATCACCAGCCCCTGCTCGGCCCGCGTGATCACGGTGTAGAGCCAGCGGCGCCGGTCGAGCTCGGTCCGCCCGAGCCCGTCATCCCAGACGACCACGTTCTCCCATTGCGAGCCCTGCGATTTGTGCCCGGTGATGGCCCAGCCGAAGGTCGCCTCGGTCAGCCCCTTCTTGAGCTTCCAGTCACGGTCGTGGCGCTGCTTGTCGAAGGCAACGTGGTCCTCGAAGTGGCCCTTGTAGATGCGGAGCCGCCCGCGGCTGCCGTCCGCCTGCGGAACGCCGATGCGGTTGCCGTCCTCGTCCGTCACCACCGCCGAGAGGTAGTGGCTGCCCTCGTCGACGATGTCGGAGAGGGTGAGGAACATGCCGTTGATGAGGCCAAGATCGTTCTGGTTCTTGAGGCAGATGATCTTCTCGCCTGGGCCGGTGGGCAGCCAACCGCCGGCACCGAAGCCCGCGGCGCGCCGCATCGCGTTGTTCAGCTGCAGCCGGGTCGCGTTCATGCCACAGATCACCTGGCCGCCGCGCAGCGCCTGCTCCGGCGTGACGTCGAGCTTCCGCATCTTCCAGACGTGATCGTCGTAGCGCCCGAAGCCGATCGGCTCGCCCTGCCGGGCCTTGGTGGCGAGGCGGATGATGGCGCTCTCCGCCGCCTGGCGGTGGATCTCCGTCAGCATGATGTCGGGCGTGTCCTTGGTGAACGCGCCTTCGCCCTGGATCGGCGGCAGCTGGCCGGGATCGCCGAGCACCAGGATCGGCTTGCCGAAGCTCAGGAGATCGCGCGCCATCTCCTCGCCGACCATGGAGACCTCGTCGAGCACGATCAGCTTCGCGTTCGCGGCGTCGCTCTTGGGGTTCAGCGCGAAGCGAGGGCGCTTCATGTCGGCGACACCCTGACGCATCACCTCGATCGTCGCCTCGGCCGTGGTGCGCTCGAAGCCGGTCAGGCCCCGCGCCCGCGCCACCGCCTCGTCGACTTTCTTCTCGGCAGCCTCGACCTCCTCCTCCGTCGCCTCGATGACGGAGTAGATGAGGCTGTGGATGGTGCGCGCGGGCGTGCCCTTGCGGCGCAGTACCAGCGCGGCCTTGCCGGTGAAGGTGGCGGTGACGACGCCGGGCGCGCAGGGCTCACCGTCCCCGCCGCTGCGGTGGTGCTCGAGGTCGAGCTCCTCCAGCGCGAAGCGCAGCACGGTGGACTTGCCAGTGCCGGCATAGCCGAAGAGGCGGAAGACCTGCTTGTGGACAGTCTCGTTCTCGAACCAGTGCTTGATCGCGGCGATCGCCCGATGTTGCGTGTCGGAGGGCGTGATGTCGCTCATGCCGCTTCTCCGACGTGCACGTGGTAGTCCTTGATCACGCCGCCGCGGGACGGATCGCCGACCTGGCATTCCCGGACGAACACGCGTCGGCCGTCGGCGAGCTGGCGCCAGTGACCCCGGCGGAGGTGCCAGCGCGGCGAGGCGTGCGAGCCTCCGAGCCGGGTTGCCGCCATCTTGATCTGGAATGGATCGATCTCAGCGATGCGATAGGTCCATCCGCTCGCCACATGCCTGCTGGACCCTCGGCGGCGGAGCGATGGCACCGCATAAGGCCGGAAGGCGCAGCGCATGGAGAGCAGGGCCAGCGCCCGCCCGACAACCCCAGCGAGGACTTCGGCGTAGAGGGTTGCCTCGGAGTCGCTTGTCAGGTCGGGATGGGCGAGGAAGTCGTCTTCGCCACCATGGCGAAAACGTGCGAACGCCATGGCGTCGGTCCAGGTGCCACGCTCCGCCAGGTATTGGAAAAGGCACGCATCCACCTGGCCGTCGTCCTCCTCAGCATAGGCGACCACTCGGTCGCCCGGCGCGGTGCTCTGCACCACCTCGAAGAAGACAGCGGTGTGAGGAAGACTGAACCGGCTGCTCAGCAGCGCCTGGGAGAGACGGCCGAGATCGTCGCTGTCGAAGCTCACGCTGTCGGGGAAGAGGTAGACGGGCGCAGCCAGCATTCGCGGGAGGGTCGGCGCGCACCACAGGCGGCTCACGTGCCGCACAATGTGCTGCTTCAGGCCATAGGCGAGCGGGATCTCCCGTCGTCCCTTCTGAACGGTCATACCGTGGTCTCCCAGCAGCGGGTGGCGTAGGGACAGAGGCGGCAGAGGTAGAAGTCCGCGGCCTGGGCGATGCGCGGCGGCAGCTCGCCCGCCTCAGCGGCACGCAGAATGTCGACGGCATGGTCGGAGAGCCGCTGTGCCTCAGCCGCGTCGAAGGGCACCGCCTCGTGGTGCAGCGCCAGCGTGTCGCGGTTCAGCGCCGTCAGCAGCGCTATCTCAAGATCGAGGTAGGCCATGTAGAGCTGCACCTGCGCGAAGTAGATCGGGTTCGAGAGGCGCAGCCCGCGCTTCACCAGGTCGGTCCAGGACTTCTGACCGAGCGCCTTGTGCTCCCACAGGGCGGGCCAGCCGATGCCGATGTCGGGACCAGCAGCGATGACCCCGTCGGCGTGGCCGCGCAGCTTTCCGCCCGCCGCGACGAAGCCAATCTGGCCGCCGTCCGGACCACGGTCCCGCAGGTCGAAGCCTGCAAGGCGGAGCCACCGGATGGACAGCGCCTCGAACTGGTGGCCGGCGTCGAAGATCCGGAGGATGCCGGCGTCGAAGTCGCGGTCCTTCGGCGCGTGGGTGATCTCGTAGACCAGCTTGCGGGCGCAGGGTTCACCGACGCGGCTGCCGCCGAGATAGTCACGCGGCACCTGCCGACGATGCCGCACGAGCAGGGCAGCGTCGATCGCGGCATTCACGCGCGCCGTGACGGCGACGGCGCCTTCGCGGTCATGCTCGGGGCGCCCGTAGACGGCGCCGGAGCCGTGGTTCAGGTCGAGCAGCACCGTCACCTCAGAAGGGGATGGGATCGTCGAGCGGATCGCGCTCGGCGGCCTGGCGCTGCATCGAGGCCTGGAAGCCGTCCACGCAGGCCTCGATGATGCGGTCGATCTCAGCCGCGCTGCGGTCGTGGAAGGGTGCGAGCAGCCCGAGCTCCTGCAGCACCTCGGCGAGGGGCCGGCGCGCGTCCCTGATCGCGCACGCCTCCATCGGCGTCTTGTCGATCACGCCGTTGGACCTCCGCGCCAGCGCGCCGCCCGCCTCGCAGCACGCCATGCTACAGAAGCGGTGGTGCGGGAACTCGCCAAAGCGCAGACCGTGCACATAGCCGAAGCCCTTCGCCTCGCGGCCGCACAGCCCGCAGACCAGCCGCCGGACCTGGTCCTCGGGCGTGCAGCGTGGCAGCGGCGCCGGCGCTGCGGCGGGCGCTGCCCGCGGCCGGGACTGGCTCCAGCGGCGTCGTGCCATCTCGCCATTAGCCGTTCAGCCAAGTCGGGCCACCGGCCAGCGGAGCCTGGGCGGGCGGGGCGGGGGGCTGCGCTGGCGGCGAGGCCATGGGCTGGGCGGGCAGCGTCGCCGAGGGGCGCTCCCAGACCCGGGCCGTGGGCCCGGGAGAGGCCGGCGCCATGCCGCCACCCCAGGTCGCCGGCGTGTTGGCGACCGCCGGTGCGCGCGCCGCGCGCTGGCTCGGCTGCGGTGGAAGCGCCTCGCCCGCCATGATGCGCGCGTATTCCGCCTCGCCCGGCAGCACCACCCGGTCGATCCGGTTGTTGTCGCCGTAGCGGGGGTCGTTGGCCGGCTCGACGCGGAGCTTCGCGGCGAAGGTGATGCCGTTGAGGTCAGCGAGGCCACGCAGGATCCGCTTAGCCTTTGCCGCCTCGCTCATATCGTGCGGGTCGAGACCGAGCGCGCTGTCGATCATCGCGCGGAACATCCCCTTCGAGATCTTCCAGCCGATGGACACACCCTGCTCGTCGACCTTGCCGCCGGCGACGGTGAAGCTCTGCCAGAATTTCCGCTTGCTGTGGGAGCCCGCCACGACGGTGAACTCGCAGTCGAGCATGCGAACGTCGCTGCCGGGCGTCTTCGCCGCCTTGAGCAACTCCCGGTCGAAGGGGCTGGCGCCATCGATGCCGCCCTTGCGGATCTCCATGCGCACCTTCACGAAGCTGCCGTCCGGGATGAGGTCGGTGCCGCGCGGCAGCTCGGCGTCGTTCATGTCGAAGGTCATGCGTCAGCTCCTGGGCGTGAGGTTGATCTTGCGGAGAAGGGCGGCGAGGTCGGGCGGCTCGGTCTCGTCCAGCCGGCCGGAGCGGTCCTTCGCCGGCAGGCCGAAGCTGTTGGCCGTGCGGCAGACGAGACGGCGTTCGGTGCCCCGCTCCGGGTCGTGCACCAGCGCGCCCTGCGCATCGCGCGAGAACAGCGCCATGGAGACCACCTGATCCACGATGCCGGGGAGCTCGCGGCCGGCCTTGCCGCCCTCCATCTGCGGCTGCCAGGAGACGCGCCCGAGGTCGTCGGTCACGCGCTCCAGGATGCCGACCATGATCACGCTCTTGCCTGGCGCGTGCTGCAGGTGCTTCAGCAGCCCGATCACCTCGCGCGCCATCAAGCCGTAGGCGCCGCGCGTGTCAGGCTTGCCCGTGCGGTCGGAGAAGGCCTCCGGCCGGATCTTCGCCCAAGCCATCGCCTGCCGGGTCAGGTCGGTGATGCTGTCGAGGAAGACGATACTCTTGCCGGCGAGCAGCCGGACCAGGTCGGGATGCGCCGTGGCGAGGTGCTGGTAGTGCCCCTCCGAGAAGAACCCGTTCGGATCTGCGGCCGGGTTCACGCCGCCGATCAGGCAAGCGAGATCGATCGCGTCGTCGAAGCAGCGGATCGGAATGCTGTCACCGCGCCAGTCCTGGACGGACTTCATGCCGGCCTCGAGATCCACGCAGAGCGTGGTCTCATGCAGCAGCGTCTTGACCAGCGTTGTCTTGCCGACACCGCTGGAGCCGAACAGGGCCATGGTGGTCTTGTTCGCGGCGGCGGAGAGACGCTCATCGGCCGTGATGATGCGGAGCGTCATCAGCGGATCGCTCCGAAGGCCGCCGCTTCGCCGGCATGCGGGCTGTCGCGCCGCTCCGTCTCCGAGAGGATCGTGAGCCGGTAGGTCGGCTTGCCGGTGCGCACCGTGCGCGCCGGCTCGAACGCGCTGCGGATGCGCTCCGGCCAGGCGGCATAGGCGCGCTCGGCCACCTTGAAGCTGACCTCGACATACTCGCCGGGATCCTCGCCGCCGGCGCGGATCTGCTCAGCGAGCGCGGCGAGCTGGCGCTGGTCCCATTCGACCTTCTTCGGGAGATCGGCCGTGACCTCGACGTTGCCGTCCTGGAAGCGGACGGTGCCGGTGTCCTTGCCGGCCGCCGCGCGGGCGCCGATGGCGCGCTGCTCGTAGCGCATGGCGATGGCGCCCTCGATCCAGTCCAGTGCCCGCTTGGCGATGTCGAGGCGAGAGCGCGCCTCCTCCTGCAGCAGGGCGAGGTGCTCGGCCGGCAGATCGATCACCTGGCCGATGGGCAGCAGGCGCATGTCGTCGAGGGTCGGGTGGTTGCGGCGGGCGGCGTTCATCACGCCGCCTCCCGCCCGAACAGCTCGGCCAGCGCGTAGCCCGCCGCGCTGCGGGCGCTGAGCGGCCGCGGCCGGACGATCAGCAGGTAAGCGCAACGCCCCTCGGCGACGCGGCGCTGCACGAGGTGGCCGAGACCGGCCTCCGCCATCGCCCAGACGCGCCGCGCGACGGCTTCGAGATCCTCGCGGCGCTCGGGCGGCAGCTCGGAGGCGACCTTGTCGCGATCGCGGGCGAGCAGGCCGAGGTGATAGACGATGGCATCGCCGGGCGCCGCGTCGGCGAAGCGGTCGCACAGACCGTTCTCGGTCAGCACGACGTCGAGCAGATCCTCGATGTCCAGCAGGATCTCGGTCGACAGCAATTCGGGGGATGTGAGGCGCATCGTGTGGGGCTCCCTTCGACGCGTGGTGCTGTCTTTGTTATTTACGGATCAGCGCAAAATCCTTCTCACGGCCGCGGAGGCGTCGACGTCGTCGCGGGCATGCATGGCGTCACAGCAGGACGGACACCGAGTGCGCGAAGCCAGCAGCGCAGGTCGTGCAGCTCGCGATAGAAGGTGGCGGGGGAGACAGGGCCGGCGTCGCGCGCTGCCGCGACGTCACGGTGCGCGATGATCTGTCGCAGCAGCGCGCGCGGCGCCCGCGGCAAATCCTCGTCGAGGCGACCGAACGCGACGGCAATGTCGGGGTCTGCGCACGGCGCCACGAGGGCGCCACGGATGTCGGCGGCAAACTCGCTATCGAGGGATAGGCACGTCGGTGGCGACGGCCGCCGCGCCCGATCGATGACGGCGCGACGCGCGAGCAATGCGACGAAGGTCGGCCAGGATGCGCGCGCGGCATCAAAGCGCGGGCTCGCCTCGAGGATGGCGACGAGGATGTCCTGCGCCAGATCCTCCCGATCCGCCCGGGACAGGCGGCGCTGCCGGGCGAAGCGCGCGGCGTGGCAGCGGGCCGCCGCCAAGGCCGCGTGAACCTGACTTTCATCCCATTTTTCAGGAAGATGCGCCTGCGACTTCTGTTTCTCTCTCATCCCGCAGCCCCTCCGGCTTGATCGATGGCGATGAGCCGAGATCAGCGTCGCCGGCGGGGGTGCGGCTAGTGCAGAGGGGTGCAAAGGGGTGCGGTGAACACCCTTGGCGATCACCGCACCCCCTAACGAATCAGCGCGTTAGGTATCCCCATCAATCACTTACGCACCAAGGGGTGCGGGGGTGCCGCGACCACCGCACCCCCTCCGGGCGAGAGCGCTGGACTCCCCCACGAAGGAGAACATAGAGTGAACTGACCGTTGCCCGATCATCTCCAAGCCAGGGACCGTGTTCCTATGCCGATCGCGATCGCCTATTCCGCAGCCGCGGCACTGAGCCCGCGCCAGGACGCGGCTGCGCCAGCCATTCGTGCCGTTGCCGCCCAGGTCCGGCGCCAGATCCCGCGCGAACCGGACAGCCTCGCACTCACCCTCCCGGCCCTGATCGACGCCTGTCGCACGGTCGAGGTGAACGGGCAGCGCCTGTCCGTGTCCTGGGAGCTGGGCCGCGCGCTGCGCGATGAGTTGGGCCAGTCCGTGCTCGGTCTCTGCGACATCGATGCGCACGAGCCGGGCTGGGCCTACATCGCGGTCAATGGACCGATGACCGCCGGGCGTCCGGACCTCGCCCTGAGCACGGCGGCGCATGAACTCGGTCACCTGCTGTTTGACGTGCCGGCGGCGCTGGCCAGGGGAGACCAGCGCTATCACGCGGTGGCGAGTTCACCGCGGGCGCTGGAACGCCAGGGTCGCGGCGCTGAAGCCCGTGCCAACGAGTTCATGGGCGCCCTGCTGGCGCCGCCAGTGCCGCTGCATACCCGGCTGCTGGCCTATGCGCGCAGTGAGGGGCTGCGGCTCTGCCGCGGGCCGCACCAGGGCCGACCGGCCAGCCCGATCGTCGCGGCCGGCAATTCGCCCGACGTCCTGGCCGGCGTGCTGGCGGCGCTGGGCGGCGATTTCGGTGTGTCCGAGCGGTTCATCGCCGTGCGCCTGTCGCGCTACGGCCTGGTGGAAGGAGGCGTGTGATGTCGTTTGGCGATGTGGTGCGCGCCCGGCGCACGGAGCTCGCGATCGGGCTCAACGACCTGGCCGAGCGGATGGGGATCTCCCCCGGCTACTGGTCGCGGATCGAACGCAATCTGGACAAGCCGCCGAGCGACGAGGTGGTCCAGCGCGCCGCGGCGATCCTTGGCATTCCTCTCGACGCGCTGTTTGTCGAGGCGGAGCGCCTGCCTCCCGACATGCGCAAGGACATGGGGCGCGTTGTGCTGGCCTATCGGCGCCTGCGCAGCACGCGTGCTGGCTGAGGGAGGAGGCGATGGCAAACCCGCCGAAGAAGAAGGTCTTCTATCAGATCGATGAAGTGTGCGAGCGGCTCGGGCTGTCGCTGCTCGACATGTCAGTCCTGGTCTCCGAGCGGAAGATCCAGCTCTGCACTGCCGTGGCTGGCCTGCTGGTGGAGGACGGTCACTACGAGGTCGCGCTCGATGGCGATCATGCGCCCGTCCCCGATGACCGTTCACGTGTGCAGGGACTCGTCGACCTGAAGCCGGACGATGCGTGGTACGTTCTGCGGCATGGATCGCAGACGATCTTCTGGCTGGCTGCCGAGCCGGGTTGCTATCGGCGCCTGGTCAGCACGAGCGAAGAGGATCGCGGCTACACCGTCATTCGTGACGAGGTCGGCGTACGCCACGAGGAGTTTGCGCGCTACGCGGCCATCGAGGAAGCACTGGATGACGTCGCGCTGGGCACGAAGGGTGGAGGGCGCGGTTCGCAGCCCGTTTATGATTGGGATGCGGCTCGCCTCGAAGCCTGTCGGCTGATCTACTTCGAGGGCGTGCCGGACTCCTTCGGCGCACTGATCCGGCATGTGCAGGGCTGGTTCGCCGAGAAGGGCGGTAGGGTGCCCGACGAGAGCACGATGAAGCGTCGGCTGCGCGATGTCTGGGCCATCTTCGGGTCGGAGGCAAAGCGGAAGGCGGCGTGATCGTGGTGCTGCGCGTGGTGCCGTGAGAACGGCACCACCCCAAATCCGTACATAACAGGCAGGACCATGCGTGTTGGATCGCGATGCCCCTGCCGACCCCGATCAACCACCACCTCCCACCGCACCTCCGCGAGGTCTGCGACCTTCTCGCCCGCGGCCTGGTGCGGCTGCGCAGCCGCGCTGCCGAGGATGATGCGCGGGATGCCGAGATAGCTCGGGGGGCGGGAGACGGTCGCCTACACTCCACCGCCCGGCAGCGCCGTCATGCGAACCCCAAGAGAGAGGGAGTCGCATGACCCGAGCATCCACAACCCAGCGTCGGCGGCAGGAGGCAGCGCCGGCGGCACCCACCGTCCCGAAGATCCCGCCCGCGCAGGTCCTGCCGCGCCTGGCCGCGCTGCGGGCCGCGACCGCGCCCGAACTGAAGGAGCAGTGGCGAGCCTTGTTTGGCAAGGAGCCACCACCGTTCAACCGGCCCTACCTGGTCAGTCGGCTGGCCTACCGCATCCAGGAACTGGCCTATGGCGGGCTGAAGCCGGAGACGCGGGCACGGCTCGAGGCGCTGGGTGAGCAGCTCGATGGCGGCAACGTGGTGCTGCGCCGGATCCGTGCCGACAGCCGGCCGCTGGCGGGGACGCGGCTCATCCGCGAGTACGACGGCGTGCAGCACGTGGTCACGGTGCGCGCCGACGACTTCGAGTACGAGGGCCGTCCGTACCGGTCGCTCTCCGCCATCGCGCGGCACATCACTGGCACGCGCTGGAACGGCTGGGTGTTCTTCGGGCTGCGCCAGCCGGGAGGCTCCGCATGAGGGCGCGTGCCGCCGCCGGCATGGCAATGCCGGCCACCACGAAGAAGCTGCGCTGCGCAGTCTACACGCGGAAGTCCACCGACGAGGGCTTGGACAAGGAGTTCAACACGCTCGACGCGCAGCGCGAAGCCTGCGAGGCCTACGTGGCCAGCCAGCGCGCCGAGGGCTGGGTGCTGGTCCGCGATCGGTATGACGATGGCGGCTACTCCGGCGGCACACTGGAGCGTCCTGCGTTGAAGCGACTGCTGGCCGACATCGAAGCCGGGCTGGTCGACGTGATCGTCGTTTACAAGATCGACCGATTGTCCCGCTCGCTGATGGACTTCGCCAAGCTGGTGGAGACGTTCGAGGCGCACCGTGTGACCTTTGTCTCGGTCACGCAGTCCTTCAACACGACGACCAGCATGGGGCGGCTGACGCTGAACATCCTGCTGAGCTTTGCGCAGTTCGAGCGCGAGGTGATCGGTGAGCGCATCCGGGACAAGGTCGCCGCATCGAAGGCGCGCGGCATGTGGATGGGGGGCAAGGTGCCGCTCGGGTACGACGTCGCCAGCCGTAAGCTCGTCGTGAACGAAGGTGAGGCGATGCGGGTGCGGCGCGTGTTCAAGCTCTTTGTGGAGACCGGCTCCGGCGTCGAGACGGTGCACCGCCTACAGGCTGAAGGTGTCACGGCGAAGTCGGGCCGGCCGCTCGACAAGGGCGACGTCTACAAGATCCTGAACCTGCGGACGTACATCGGGGAGGTCACGCACAAGGGGAACGTCTATCGCGGTGAACACGAGGCGATCGTGCCCCGGGACCTGTGGGACCGGGCTCATGCCATCCTGCAGCTCAGCCCGCGCACCAGGGCAGCGCGGAACCGGCAGCACGCGCCGGCGCTGCTGAAGGGGCTGATCTACGGCGTGGACGGCCGGGCGCTGTCGCCGACGCACTGCGTGAAGCGCGGGAAGCACTACCGCTACTACGTGGCTCAGCGCGTCCTGAAGGGCGACGCGGATGGCGACGACGGTATCGTGCGCCGGGTGTCCGCTGCGCAGATCGAGGCCGCGGTGATCAGCCAGGTCCGCGCCCTGCTGCGCCAGCCGGAGATCGTGGTCGGCACCTGGCTCGCGGCGCGGCGCGAGGCGCCGGACCTGACCGAATGCGAGGTTCGGGGCGCACTGCATCGGCTCGACCCTCTGTGGGAGGAGTTGTTCCCCGCCGAGCAGGCGCGGATCGCGCGGGCGCTGGTGGAGCGGGTGGTCGTCGGACCCGCCGGCGCCGACATCCGCCTGCGCGTCGAGGGGCTGGCCGGTTTGGTCCGCGACCTCACGGCGATCGCACCCGAAGCGCTGAGGGCTGCCGCATGACTGCCGCGACGAGCATCACGGTTCGAGTGCCACTGAAGATCCGCAGGCGGCCAGGGCGGAAGACGGTAGTCACACCAACGGCAGGGGAGGCTGGCGGCGGAACCATCCCAACGCGAGCGGACCCGGCGCTGGTGAAGGCGCTGGCGCGGGCGTTTCGGTACCAGAAGCTGCTGGATGAGGGGCGATACGCCTCGATCACTGAGATGGCCGCCGCGGAGCGGATCGAACGGGGATACCTGGGCAGCCTACTGCGGCTGACACTGCTGGCGCCGGACCTGGTGGAGCAGCTGATGGACGGAAAGGCGAGTTGTGCCGCGACGCTGCCCGAACTGCTCCAGCCGTTTTCGGCAATCTGGAAGCACCAGAAAATATCTCAAAGAACTCAGTGA